TATCACCTGCGTTCATTCCATGAGCAGATGCAAAAGTTAGTGTTACAACTGCTGATCCGTTAGTTGTAGAAAATGCGTTTGTTAAAGTTGTTGTAGATTTAATAGGGTGTATGTCATAAAAAATACCACCAGAGTATGCATATAAA